TCCTATATCGCCTTCAACCCCGGATCGCCCATCCAACTTCAGGAGTTCCTATACGACAAAAACTGGCTTCATCTGCCCGTCCTGGGAACCTCCAACAGTGGAGCTGCTTCTACTAAAGGTGATCTCTTGGATCGCCTTCAGTTCCACACGAACGATCCCATGGCTAAACGCTTCCTAGAGGCGCTCACAAACTACAAGGCCGTGGCCAAGATCCTCCAGGATTTCATCCCTAAGTTTCAGGCCGCTCCCCTGGGTCCGGACGGATGGCACTGGCTCTTTGGTTTCTTTAACATTGGAGGGACCAAGAGCGGTCGCCTTAGTTCTTCAGGTCCCAACCTTCAGAACCTCCCGTCCAACGTCGTCATGGCCATCTCACAGGCCTTCCTTGATCTCCTGGACGACGAGATGCGAGCTTTTGTCCAGCCCTTCATCAAGAAAGGAAACCTGCTTCTCGGCAAGCTCATCAAAAGTGCGTTTGAAGCTCCACCTGGCAAGCTTCTTGTCGGTCTAGATTTCGCGTCCCTAGAGGATCGGATCTCAGCGCTTCAGACCCGGGATCCAGCTAAATTGCGAGTCTATACAGATGGCTACGATTCTCACTGCCTTCGAGCCTATTACTACTTCGAAGAGGAGATGCCTGACATCGACCCCAACAGCGTCGAGTCTATCAACTCGATCGCCAGCCGCTACAAATCCCTGCGCCAGGACAGCAAGACACCTACTTTTCTTCTGACCTATGAAGGCACTCATTTCGGCATCGTCGAACAGGTGGGTTGGGATCTGGAGAAGGCCAAAAAAGTCGAGGCCAAATACAACGAACTCTACGCCGTCTCCAAGCAATGGGTCGAGGATCGCAGGGAAGAGGCCGGACAGCTCGGCTATGCCGTCCTGGCTTTCGGTCTGCGCCTTAGGACTCCGGTTCTCCAGCAGGTCGTCATGGGCAACCGCAAGACGCCCTACGAGGCCAGACAGGAAGGTCGAACCATGGGCAACGCCCTCGGGCAGTCCTGGGGTCTTCTCAACAACCGAGCCAGCGTCGAGTTCATGGGCAAAGTCAGGGCAGATCCGAAGATGCGCCTGATTATTCGTCAGTCTGCGCATATCCACGACGCCCAATACTTCGTGATCGACGAAGACATGGCTGCTATTCTCTTCATGAATGAGCATCTCGTGCGTGCGGTGGAGTGGCAAGAAGATCCGCTGATCTACCACCCCAAGGTCAAGCTTGGAGGGGAAGTCTCAATCTTCTATCCCAACTGGTCCGAAGAACTGACCATCCCAAACGGAGCCACCCAGGCCGAAATCGAAAAGCTTGCGTCCGATCACATCTCGGATCTTGCTACAGCGTAGGTATACCCCTAAGCATGTCAAACATCATTATGATCCGTAGTCCACATGCGGGGCATATTCCCAAAATATGAGGACAATCCATGACCACTCGCAAAGAATTCTTTTTCAACGTGTCTGCTTCACTGACATACCGATCCGAAACCGGCTTCGAATCCTGCTTAAAAAGCGCCCTGGTCTCTGTTCCTACTAAGTCAGTTCCGTCTTCCGCTCTGAACCATGCCACACGTGTGATGATCCAGCAGCTGGTCCAAACCCAGGAAATCGACCCCATCATGATCAGCGATATCGCTATCGTCTCGGTGTCGCCTCTAGGCCTTATGTCACCTTTGGAGTTCTACGACCTCTCCGGCAAACCCACCAATCAAACAGGACATTGATCCATGGAAAATCCCATCGAACGTAAAGTTACTGGCTTTCTACCTAACGGAGAAACAATCTACCTTGGTAAGATCGAAATGACTGATGAACATCTCTCCGTTTATCTTAAAAGAATTGCAGAAGGGTACGACTGCCTTAGTGGTGGATCTTTCCGCGTCAACGGAGGTGTTTTTTCAACTATGTCCTTCATTGGTGTCCACGTATCGCCTCCCCCCAAATCCTAATTATCAGGAGATCCCGTTATGGGTTCAAGTATCACGAACAACAGCGGGATCAGCCTACCTCTTGCCGTCTGGCTTGCCGTGGATCCCTACACCAACGGAGCCGATCGTCCCGAGTATCAGGGCCGCAACCTGATCTCGGTGACGTCCCTTCTAAAGCCCGTGCGACAGACCGTTCTCTCTTCCCGGCTTGATCCAGAAGATGCTCCCGTGGACATCATGAGCCGGGTCAAATCCCGCATCGGCCATGCCATCCACGACAGCATCGAGAAGGCCTGGACCGACGATCCCAAAGCTCGGGAACAGGCTCTCGTCGCTCTTGGTATCCCGTCCAAAGTGGCTCAGAAGCTTGCCATCAATCCCGAGGTGCCGGCAGACCTCTCGCTCTACATGGAGCAGCGGCATTTTCGGGAAGTGGACGTCGACGGCTTCAAGGTTGTCGTCTCCGGACAGTTTGATATGGTTCTCAACGGCCAGAACAACGACATCAAGGTCACGTCGACCTTCACCTATACCAGCGGCAACAAGGACGAAGACTACTCCCTCCAAGGATCCTGCTATCGCTGGTTGGCTCCTGACATCATTACGTCCGACACAATGATGATCCAACACATCTTTACAGACTGGATCGCCTCCCGTGCGCGAGCGACGGAAGAATATCCTTCGAGTCCAGTTCTCGACACTCCTTACGAGCTGATGCCCCTTGACGAAACCGAAGCCTGGATCAAGTCCCGCATTCGTGAGGTCATCAAGAACCAGAACCTGCCCGAGCAGGACGTCGTTCGCTGCACCGACAAAGAGCTGTGGCGAACGCAGCCTTCCTACAAATACTACACTGATCCTGACAAGGCAGCCCAGGGTAGACGGGCAAGCAAGGTCTTTTCTACATCCGCCGCGGCTCACAGACATCGAGCCGAAAAAGGGAAAGGTACGGTTCTGACCATCCCCGGACAGGTCAAGGCCTGTGGATACTGCCCCGCTTTTACCCTCTGTTCCCAGAAAGATATGTACGAGCTTTGACATGAAAGACATCATCCCCCGTCTGACCCCTGCTGACATCGAAGACGCTGTTTCCACACGCCTCTCTCTCGAGGATCTAGATCAGCTGCCGCGTCATGCACTTCTCGAGCGCATCACTGATGCCGCTTGTGCCAACGTGAACTCTGTCGATCGCAACTTCATGCGCACCTTCGTCATTGGCCTTCTCAATCCTTTGCCAGCCATGATGCGTGCCACTATCGACACCGAATATCCGGACAGCACCGTGCCCATCAACGGCTTCGTCGGCTGCCTGGGTGAATCCGGTATTGGTAAGGGCAAGACGCTCAAGCTGATTGAGCAGACCCTACTTCGTGGCTTCTACGAGCGCTTCACCAAAGAGACTGTTCCAATCGCTTTGGAAAACGCCCTTTGGGAACGCGCCCAACGTGAAGCCGGCTGGTCCGGTAAAACCGACCAGGAAGAGTATGATCGCTTCAAGACCATCTTCCGGCGCCAGGGCACGCTTCGCACATGCTCTCGAACCATCACCGAAGCTGCCATCATCCAGATGCGCAACAAGTCGATCCTCAGCAACTCCTGTGCCGTCAACCTACAGGTCGACGAGATCGGTCAGAACCTCTCCAACGTGAGCGGTCAATATGGCCCTCTCAACATGTTCTTGGAGCTCTATGACGGTGGCTGGATGAAAGAATCCGCCACCAAGTCAGGCAAAGACGGAGAGCGCGAAGAAGAGATCCACGGATGGGTGCCTGCCACCTTCCTGTTCTTCGGATCGCCCTCTGCCCTGCTCGACGGTGGTAAGCGCCAGCAGGACTTCATGAATCTGCTCGAAACCGGATACATGCGACGGACCCTCTTTGCCTATGCGGACAAGAAGACCGTGACCCAAACCTCTGCCAGGGCCCGGCTCGATGCCGTTCGCTCGAAGCAATCAGTCTCAGACATTCGCAAGCTACAGGCCCATTTCGATGGCCTAAGCCACATCGATCGTCTTAACTGGCATGTCACTCTCGATGAAGATGTGCTGGTGACGTATCTTCAGTACCAGATCGATTGTGAGCTTCGTGGATCTAAGCTCACCTCAGAGCACGATATCTTGCGCTACGAGATCCAGAACCGTCACTTCAAGGCGCTCAAACTAGCAGGTGTGCTCGCCTTCATCGACGAGAGCACGGTCTGCACCCATGACCACTTTGCCTGTGCCGTTCGCATTGTAGAAGAAGCCGGCGAGTCAGCCGTGAAGATCCTCTACCAGGAAGAAGCTCACGTCCGATTGGCCAAGTGGCTCGCCACCAAGAAAGACTCCGTCACGCTCGCTGACATCCACGAACAGCCCTACATGAAGCAGCTCACCCAGCAAGTCAGAAAAGACAAGATCGAGCTGGCCACATCTTGGGGATATACCAACAATGTGATCATCAAGCGTTTCATGGCCGAGACCGTAGAAATGTATTCTGCCGACACTCTGGAAGAAACCGATCTTGACAATATGCAGCTCAGCTACTCCAACGACATCGCTCGAGACTACGTTCCGATGTCCAATGTTCCTTGGGACAAGATGAATGAGCTGGTAACAGCACCAGATCTTCACTGGTGCAACCACATGTTCGAGAACGGTCATAGGCTTCGAGACAACATGATCCCTGGCTTCAACATGATCGTTCTCGATTGTGATGGAGAGGTGGCGCTCGAAACCGTGCATGATCTCTTTAATAAAGCCCGCTTCATGACCTACACCACGAAGCGTCACCAGACCGACGGCACCGACCGTTTCCGCTTGATCCTCCCAACTAACTTCAAGCTGCATCTCGATGCAAATGATTACAAGGAGTTCATGTCCGACGTTCTTGACTGGATGCCTTTCTGGTCCAAAGAGACCTCCGATGGTGGACCCAAGCAGCCTGAGAAAAAGTGGCTCACCAACCCAGACGCCCTAGTTCACTTCAATGAAGGCGAGCTCTTTAACGTGCTTCCCTTCATTCCAAAAACCCGGGACAACCGCAGCCACAAAGCTGCGGCCGAACCTCTTCGGGACATGGGCAATCTCGAGCGCTACTTTCTTAGACAGATGAGTGAAGGCAACCGCAATAACAACTTTGCAGCCTACGCTTTCGCTCTCGTCGACACCGGCATGAGCCTTCAGGAGATCGAAGGCCGCGTGCGGGGGTTGAATGCACAACTAATGAGTCCGTTGTCTATCGACGAGCTGACCTTCACTGTCATCAAAAGCGCGTCCATCCGCTGCGCACAGCGAGATTACGCCGCCTGATCCAAGCCACACTCATTCGTCGGCTTTGGGGATGAGGCCGACGAACACAAGAAGGCCCGGTCGTAAGATCGGGCCTTCTATCATTTTCACATGTGAGCAAGATTACCAGAATCTGGTGGCTGTTTCACCTTGATATACAGCTAGAAATCATGTCATCTGACCAGACCCGACAAGCTTTCTTCTTTCTCCACATCCCCCCCCCCACTTCAATCCATAAAAGGAGCACGCATGTCAGACGATTTAAGCGCACCACAAGATCAGGACATGAACGAGCAGCTCGTTCTGATCACAGGCGACAGCGGGGCCGGTAAATCCGCATCTCTGCGCAATCTTTCAAACCAAGAAAACTGGCTCTACCTAAACTGCGAAGTTGGCAAACGCCTTCCTTTCCGAAATCGTTTTAAGCAGACCAAGATCGAAGATCCCTTCTGGCTCTACTCTGCTTTTGACGCTTGCCAAAATGAGCCCAGTGTCCTCGGCGTCATCATCGATACTATCACGATGAACATGGATGCCTTCGAGGACATGTACATCAAAACTGCCGAGGACACTCGTGCCGCCTGGGGTGAATACGGCACCTACCTTCGCACTCTCATGCGCGAAAAGATCCAGCCTTTTGGCAAGCCTGTCCTTATTCTTGCGCACCGGACCCAGGTCTATGACGAGAAGAAGATGGAGCTGAGTTACCGCTGCGACATCAAGGGCGCCGTTGGCAAGGGCAAGGGCTTCGAGTCCATGTTCTCAACTGTCATCAATGCTCGCAAAGTCGATCTTAAAGAGCTCGAAGAGCATCCTGGCCAGCTGCTCACTATCACTGATGAAGACAAGTATCTCGGCTTCAAGCACGTCTTCCAGGTGCATCCCACCAAGGACACTCGCACCGATCGCATCCGTACTCCGATGGGCCTGTTTCCCCGCAACGAACCGTTCATGGACAACGACGCAGCTCTACTGCTGACCCAGCTGAACGACTATTACGGCAACGACTAAGATCCTGCTGCCGTGACCTGGGTCTGTGATCCTTAGATCCAGGCTCAACTTCTGATGGGGAAATCAATACTCCCCTACCACTCTCCCAATCACTTAAAGAAAGACTTCCCATGAGTAAGATGTTTGGCGCCTTTGACACGGACCAGCTTGACGAGCAGGCTCCCCGTCTCGGAGGCTACGCTCCTGTCGAGACTGACGGCTATGTCGGCACGATCAAGCTGGCATATGCTGGCAAATCCCCCAACTCAGATAGCCGGTTCGTTGAGGT